GTCCCTGTGGAACTGCGGGAGAAGTTCGACAAGCAGCGGTTCCTGTTTAACGCGGCGGTCTGGCATGGCGATCTCGCCGAGGTGCAGGAGCAGGCGCGGCGGATGATTAACGCCTGGATGGCGTTGGACAAGGCAGCGGGGGCCGCTGGTGCGTTAAAATTGGATCCAGAGGTGTGGGAGGTGGCTTTGCCTGACGGCACCGTGGCGGCCATCTTCAGGGATATGGACGGCATGGCGACCCAGCCGACGCCGGACGGCCGCCAGGTGGTTTACTACAGCCTCGACGAGATCGGGATCATGCTGGGGAACTACCGTGAGGTGACCAAGGTCAAGGAGGTCTGGCCTGGCGCTACTGTCGAAAAGATCAATCGCGTTATCTCGGATCCCCTCGACGGGATCCGGGACGGCCGAACGCTCGAGGAGACGTTTGAGGACGACATGCCTCATTTCGGGAATTAATCACGGCGAGGCTGTTGACCGAACAGCGAGGAACCCCATGACTGACCGACAGCCAAAGAGGATACCCAACCCGCTGTATTGCGAGCGTTGCGAAGGGCGCGGCTATCTTGTGGCCGATGCAGAATGGGAGCCTTACGCCGTCCAGTGCCCCGCCTGCGCTAACCGCCGACCAGCTAAACCGCCCTCACGCTCTTGAGCAGAGATGGAAGTTATCCACAGACAAGAAAAAAGTGCGCACGAGAGTTGACGTACGCATTTTTTGCGTCTATTGTCTGATTACTGAAACGAACCAACCGGAGCCCATCACATGCCCATCACATCCCGCAAGCACACCTTCCGCGACGAGCAGGACAACCGTTCCCACGTTGAAACCTCCATGCTCTCGACGGGCTGGTATCGCGCCGAACTGATTGAAACCACCGGCGGCGCCCTCGAGCTGCTCAATCTCCGTGGCTATGGCCATTCCCGGATGGCGGCAATCGCTGATCTGCAAGCCAACATCGATGCGGAGGCATAAGCGATGAAGTGTGCAACGGAGATGATGATGCACATCGTTCACAAGAAAGACGGAGATTATACCCTCGTTCTTCAGGACGAACACGGCAACCGCATGGAGTTGCTTTGCTGCGATCGGCAGGCGGCTTATCAGTTAGGTGGAGTGATCGCCGGTGCTGTCGAAGTTCATACCAAACTCGAAGTGGAGTATCTCTGATGCGTGTTGAACTCAATAGTGATGGTCAGGGTGCGGACATCGTTTGGAGCGTCATTCTCGATGATGGTGAACAGCGTCTCGAGCTGATCTGTCATAATAAACAATTTGCTCACACACTTCGGAATGGCCTCGTCGCCCTGCTCACGACTTACACCATCGAAGATATCGAGGAGTGATATGGCAAACGAGATACCAATCATGCGTGACGACATCTTAGACGCGTTGGCGCGAGTCTGCTGCGTATACGGGCAGACGCATAATGAAATGGATGTCGGGCTGCTGCAAGCTATGGCAGATGAAGTGATGGCCGAGATCGAACGCTGTATTCAGCAGACCAGGCCGGATGGTCTGGCAGGAATTGTGCGCGATGACTGGTAAGCAATATCGCAAGGTACTCACTCAGCTCAATTTGAGCCAGCAGGAAGCCGGGCGCCTGCTCGGCATCTGCTCCCGGACCGCGCAAAATTATGCCAGCCGGGGACCGCCAGAGCCGGTCAGTCGATTACTCGCTGTTGTCATTCGGCACGGCATCTCGCTGGAGGAACTCGTCAAGTGAGTGACGAATGGCAGAAAGAGCGGATGGTGTCCCCGCTGGAATTCCAGTTGCTATTGTCCGCTCTAAAGCTGTCCCAAGCCGCCTGCGGACGGTACCTAGGCGTTTCCTCAAGAACCGTGTCTAGGTACCTGCATGGGGAGGCACGCATCCCAGCGGCCTCCGTATTGCTTCTGAGGGGCATTCTAGAGAAGAATATTATTCCCCTGGTGCCGAAACGGCCGCCTAGACGGCCACCCAGTCCGCGCGTAAGGTCTGACGATGGCTAACGCAAAAACCATCAGCTACATCGATGCGGTCGAAAAACAAATGCGCGCGGATAATCTCGCCGATCATGCCGGCGTGCTTGAAGTGGTCGAGGCCGAGCACAACGAAATGATCGAAACGATAAAAGAATTGCGAAAGCGCGTCACGGCCGTTGAAGCAAATGCCTCCGCTGATTATCGGTCGCTGTCGCATCGCATTGAAAAGATTGAACACAAGGGGGAGCCCGAAGCAAGTGCCTGATGGTAGGCCTAAAAAACGCGAACTGATGGATGTGCAGGCGCTGGCACGTGCTTACACCAAAATATCGATACAAACGCTTGGTGGAATTGCACAGAACGGCCAAAACGATAGTGCACGCGTTGCAGCTGCTGCGCAATTGCTCGATCGCGGCTGGGGTAAGGCCGCACAGCCGGTCACCGGCAAGAATGGCGAAGAGGATATCGCAGTGACCATCCGCACCATTATCGGTGAGCGGGGGAAGTGATCGATCCACTCAAGCTTGCGATCATACTGTTTTGCCTCGTTGTATGGGTCGGACTATATCGTGCGATAAGGACGATGTTTTGATGCACGGTCTATTCAATCTCGATGGTACGCGACGGCGTGAACGAGATGAGCCGTGTAAATCGTGCGGCGCGATGATTGAGTGTGATGTGTGCTGGGAGCATACCGGCGACTGGTCGCCGTTTATTATCTTCTCATGTTATATTTGTCAGATGCCTCACGTTGCCGTCGATGGTGGACTGGCACCTAGGCGGTGTGAGTTCTGCGGCGCTGATACACCATGACCTGTATTGTGTGTGGTAAGAAAATAAAAATTGGATATGGTCGCAAGCGCGACTGTTGCTTCACCTGTTACAATTGGCGTCTATGCGGTTATGAAGGCCGGCCGCATGACTAAACACTTCTCCCTGCCGGCAGGCGACTGGATGCCCCGGCCTCACCAGGAGAAGCTTTGGCAATATCTCGAAACTGGTGGAAAGCGCGCGGTCGCGGTCTGGCACCGTCGAGCCGGCAAGGACGAAATCTGTCTGCATCACGCGGCAGCGTCGACATTCAAACGCATCGGCAACTACTGGCATTGCCTGCCCGAATTCAAACAGGGTCACAAAGCCATTTGGGCTAGTATCAATCCTCACACCGGCAAGCGACGCATTGACGAAGCGTTTCCGCTCGAGCTACGCGCCAACACACTCGATAATGAGATGTTTATCCGTATGAAAAACGGCTCCACATGGCAGGTGATTGGGTCAGACCGATACGATGCTACGGTGGGCGCTTCAGTTGTCGGCATCACATACTCAGAGTTCGCACTCTCAAATCCATCGGCCTGGGCTTACCACAGACCCATGTTGGAAGAGAACGATGGTTGGGCTGCGTTCATCAGTACGCCACGCGGCCGCAATCACCTCTTCGCGATGCTCAACCATGCGCAGCGCACGCAAGGCTGGTTCGCGGAATTGCTCACGGCAGTAGATACCGGAACGCTTGCGCAACAGCAGCTCGACGAGGCGCTTAGCGAATACATCTCGCTCTACGGCGCAGATGCGGGCCGAGCGGCTTATGAGCAGGAGTACATGTGCTCCTTTACCGCAGCTATTCTCGGCGCTTTCTACGCTAGCGAATGCGCTGAAATCCGGAAGGAGGGGCGGGTGCTCGAGTGTGAGCCGGATCTCGCTCGGCCGGTTCATCGCGCCTGGGATCTTGGTGTGCGCGATGATACCTGTATTTGGTTCTACCAGGCGCATGGCAGCCAGATTCTGATCCTCGACGTCTATGCCGCAAGCGGTGTAGGTGTCGAGCACTTCCGCGATGAAATCTTCAAGCGATACGACGAGCGGGGCTGGATCCATGGCGATGACTATGTGCCACACGACGCCAAAGTCAAAGAATGGGGTACCGGACGAACCCGCGTCGAGACCATGGCCTCGATGGGCCTCCACCCAATGCTTGTCCCCTTGGCATCCCTGGAGGATGGGATTAACGCCGTTCGAAGAGTTCTGCCTCTTTGCGTGTTTCACCCGCGCACTGAAGATGGTCTCAGTGCTTTGGAACAGTACCGGCGGGAATGGGACGACGAGAAAAAAGCTTTTCGCGCCAACCCGTTACATGATTGGACTTCTCACGTGGCCGACGCTTTCAGGTATCTCGCTCAGGGCTATAAGCCGGCACCAAGGCGTGTTATTGTTTCCTCGAAACCCCAGGGCTGGGTGCTCCCACCCCCTCCCGAGCCACGTCGCGGAGGTATCCGACTGTGAAGCAGAAAAACGTGGATCTGATCGTTAAGGAATTGGTAGCGATCAGTACTCATCTTGACAGGGTCGAAACAGCCAACGTCGCGATGATCAAAATACTGTCGGACCGGATGGCACGCATTGAGCAGGCTCAAACCGAGCAGCTCAAGCACCTCAACCGCGTTGTGGAATATCTATCCTTCATCAAAGAAGCCTACAAAAAACATGACGGGGACGAGCTCGACCGTGGGCAGACTTCCAGTGCGTTATATGGCCTGATCAAGCGGCTCGACGAATTCGAGAATAATGTGTTGGCGGAGATTGCCGTAGATCAGCCGTTAAATAAACCACAGCCGACTTATCGTCCGAAAAAGAAAGAGCCGGCATGAGCACCGAGCTGGTCTATCGCATGCGCACGTGCGCTGCTGCCTTGGCCGGCGACGGTGAACCTTCGATAGCGCTGTTACGTGATGCGGCTGATCTGCTCGCTGAGGCCAGCAATCTGATAGATGTTGAGGAGCCGCTCGTTGGCGAGCCGATGGAAATAATACCAGTTGCTGAGCTGGCGAGCCGAATAGGAAGTCAGGGAGCTGCTGTTTGGGGTGATCAGTTGAACGCCACGCCGCAGTCATGTCCGTCATGTGGTGACAACGTTAGCGCTAGGACGGTGCGTCGTGAAGGTCGTAAGCTTATGCTGACGTGTCCGAAGTGTGCTGGTACGTGGGAGTATGGCAGATAATGGCGCGCAGAAAACTCATCCCCGACGAAGAGCCGAAGAAAACCGCACCTGTCGAGGAGGATCTGCGTCACGATGATCTTGAATTTGATCCACAAGCGGTAGAGGCGATTGAGCCCAAATCGTCGAAGGCTTGGCTTAATTTGTTGCAAGAGAGTGAGGACGCGTTCGAGGATTGGAATACACACTGCGACAAGATCGATAAGCAGTATGCCAATCTAGAGCGTCTCAGCCTGATGGCGCGTGATAAAGAATTCCAGATGTTCTGGGCGAATTGCGAAGTCATCAAGCCTTCGATTTATGCCAAGCCTCCACGTCCCGTCGTTACCCCAAAGTTCAAGGACAGGCGTCCGGTCTATCAGGCCGCTAGTGAGGTGGCCGAACGCTGTGCGATCGTCTCGTTTGATCTAGCCGGCATTGACGAGCTGATGAAGCTGATACGCGACGATCTCGCGTTAGCCGATCGTGGTGTTGCGTGGTGCCGATACGAGAGCGGCAGAGGCGGTGGATTTTACAATCATGAGAAGGTGTGCATAGATTTCAAAGGCCGTCGCGACTTTCTGCACAGCATTTCCCGCAACTGGCGAGAGGTGACATGGGTTGCGGCGGCCAGCTACCTGACGCGCGCTGAGGCACGCAGACGGTTCAAGCGCCATAGTGGCGATGCCTATCAGGAAGCCGAATACAAGGTGGATCGAGATGCCAAAGAAATTGGTGGCGCTGACAATCGTGAGCGGGCAAAATTCTGGGAAATCTGGGACAAGAACAACGAGCGATGTATCTGGGTCAGCCGGGGATGCGAGCTCATCCTCGACGAAGGCGACCCTCACCTTGAATTGCGAGAGTTTTTTCCCTGTCCTAAACCGGCGTTTGGGACCGTGCAGCGGGGCTCCCTCGTGCCGGTGCCGGACGTGTTACAATACCGCGATCAGCTCGAAGAGCTAAACCTTCTCACCGGCCGTATTCACGCCTTAAGCGATGCGCTCGAAGTAAAAGGCTTCTACCCGTCAGGCGGCGCTGAGATCGCTGACGCGGTGCAGAATGCCATCAACATCAAAACATCGGGACGCGTGCTGGTCCCGATCTCCAACTGGGCCGCTTTTGGCGGTTCGAAGGAGGTCATCATATGGCTACCAATCGACATGATAGCGACGACAATTCAGGCGCTCGTCTTGCTGCGCAAGCAAATCATCGAAGATATCTATCAGATCATGGGCTTGTCAGACATCATGCGTGGAGCCACGGATCCCAACGAGACCCTTGGCGCCCAACAGCTGAAAACGCAGTATGGCTCTACGCGTATACGGGACAAACAACAGGAACTTGTTCGTTTGGCCCGGGATCTAGTGGAAATCTCTTTATCGATAGTTACGGGCAAGTTCGATCCCGTGACGATCATCGAGATGAGCCAGACCCAGCTGCCGACAAAGGAGATGAAGCAGCAGCAGATGCAGCAGGTCCAGCAGAAGATGATGCAGGGTCAGCAGCAGATGCAATCCTTAGCCGCGCCAATGCAGCCGGGACAGCCTTCAGCCCCGGGTGGTGGTCCGCCATCTGGGCCGCCGCAAGCCAGCCCGCAAGCCGACCAGATCCAGATGCTGATGCAGCAGGGTCAGGAGGAGATGCAGAAGATCCAGGAAAAACCGACGATTGATCAGGTATTGCATTTCTTGCAGGATAATCGCGCCAAGGCGTTCGTGCTCGACATCGAAACCGACAGCACCATCCAGGCTGATGAACAGGCCGAAAAGCAATCGCGCACTGAGTTTGTCCAGGTACTCGGCCAGTTGTTGCCGCAGTTGTCGCAGATGATTGTTGCCGAGCCGAAGACCGCCGAGTTTTGCGGTGAGCTGCTGAAGTTCGCCACGGCGCCGTTCCGTGCCGGTCGGCAGCTTGATGGCGCGGTTGACGAGCTGGTCGAGCAGATGAAGGCGAAGAGCTCGCAGCCAAAGGGCGACGATCCGCTGACGGCCAAGAGCAAACTTGATCTGCAGACCGAGCAGATGAAGCAGGAGACCGAGAAGAAGAAGCTCGAGCAGGATGCGGCGTTAAAGACGCAGGAGATGGAGCAAAAGGATCGCCATAAGACCTGGGAGTTGAATAATCAGAAGACGATCGAGCGGATGAAGCTCGAGGCCAAGGGCGAAGATGCCGAGGGCAAGATCGCGGTGCAGCAACAGAAGGTGGCTGGCGATCGCGAGAAGCATCAGATGGATATGCTCGGCAAGCAGGAGGATTTACGTATTAAGGCTGAGCTCGGCCAGATGAAGGCGGCGGAGGCGCATCAAATGTCGCAAGCCAAGCAGGCTGATTTTGCCAACCGATCGAATGAGCGGCAGATGTTGAACCAGCAGAAGCTGGCGCAAGGACCGATTGGAGGCCGAACATGAGCGATCAGTGGATGGGAACGGTCGCGGCGCAGGACGCGTACAGGAGTGAATGATGGGTATCGCTGCAAAGGCGGATAAGTATATGCACTGCCCTGGCTATGAAATCCTCGCGGGTGAGCCGATCGAGGTAACGTATGAAATAATCAGGAGACTAGCCATGCCCAGCAAATCACCCGAACAAAAACGCACGATGCGCGCTGCCGCGCACGATCCAGGGTTCGCCAGGAAGATGGGCATCCCGCAAAAGGTGGCGCGTGAATTCGTTCGCGCTGATCAGAAGAAGGCCAAGCCATCCAGGAAAAAGTAGATGGGCATACCGGTCGTCATCGTCGTTTCGGGAGGCTTGCCGGTTACGGTGTCAACGAGCGGCTATGGCGTACCGATGACCGAGGCTTTATTCGGTATTCCCGTTACCCAGGCCACCAACGGCTTGCCGGTTACCGGAATTACGTTCGGCCCCGACGTCACTGCGCCGATCATCACTTCAGCTAGTGCTGTCTCATGGCCGGAAAATTCAATCCTCAACCATGTTCTTGCTGCTAACGAAGCGGTGACATGGGCAAAAGTCGGTGGCGCCGATACGGCGAAGTTCACGCTGGTTGGCAATACGCTGACGCTGCCGGCAAAGGATTTTGAAAATCCGGACGATGCAGGATTGAACAACACCTACATCGTGCAGGTCCAGGCAACCGATCTTGCGAGCAATGTGTCGCTCGTCCAGACAATTACCGTAACAATTACTGACGTGTTTGAAGTCGGGCCTACTGCTCCGGTGCTGGCGATGGATGCAGCGTGGGTGACGACGGACGCGACGCCAGACTTTACGATTGACGTCGATGACACGATTGGCGCGGGCGACAGTGTCCAGCTTCAGATAGCCGTCGCCCTGACTAGCTTTGCGGCTCCAGTCGATGACGTGACACATGTCATTACTGCGCCCGAGGATGCGGCAAACGAAATTAACGTGGCGAGTGGGAGTGTGTCGAACGGCGACTATGAGGCGCGGGCGAGGGTGAGTGACGGGACGCCGAGCGCGTGGTCGAATACGGTGCCGTTCACTGTCGCTGCTGTGGCGAGTGGACATGGGTTGTTGTGGGGTACGGACGCGATTGTTTGGGGCGCGGACTACATGACGTGGGAAGCTATCCCAAAAGTACTAACTTATCGCGATCAACAAACATCGGCTGTGGCGGGACTTGTTGCTACGTTCTCGGTTGATATCGGAACGGCGGCGGTAGATCGCTGCGTGATTGTTGGACTCGGTGCACAAGTGGCAACTAATCCGACGTCTGTTACTGTGAATGGTGTTGCTCTAGTATTGCAGGAAGGTAATTCGGCGTCTGGGTCGGCGCGAATTTACAGCGGCTTGGTGACGACGGGAAGCGGGGTACAGAGTGTTGTCGTAACTCACCCATCGGGAGCTGGTTTCACAAACAGAAACGTAACCGTGTGGACGGTGACAGGGCTCAGTTCGACCACTAAGAAGCAGAGTGTCAATGGGGTTACTACGGCATTGTCAGTTAACGCGGATGCTGGTGATTTTATCCTTGCGGTTCGGTATTACACGTCTGGAACGCCGGTTTGGACCGCATCGACGGAGGCGCCTGCTGCAACTCATAACTTGATTGTGAGTGCTACAGCGGATTGGACGGTGGCAGCGACAAACGCAAGCTTCTCGGTTTCTTGTTCTGGCGTGTCCCTTAATTCATTTGCGGCGGCGACCTTCGCATGACTAAACGCTCAGTCATCAATCTCGATTTGAACGATAATGCGCTGTACGATTATGCCTTCATCGATCACATCAAGGGGGGAGGGCAAAATGGCGCTCCCGGATTGGCTGCCTGGAAAACCGGAACGATTTGGGGCCAGCAAATCGACGCCAGCGGGTGGCCGACATATGTATCAACAGACGCTTCCCCACGGAGTTGCACAATTGCCGGTATCACGATCCCGGCGTCGTCAGATTTCGCCGGGCCTTACATCGTGGATGGCCGGGGAACAGGGCGCATTACCATTCCGCTCACGGCTGCGACATGGTCGTTCACGAACATCAGCGGGGCAACCGCCGCTGACGCACAGACGTGGAATGTTGTAGATAGCGGGAGTGGCTGGTCATTTCAATTGACGTACTCAGGAGCGCGTCAAGGCCCCTTCATTACTGTGTCGCGCAACGACTCCAGTGCGACGGGGGCGTACATTCGAAACGTTCGGTTCTACCGTGCGGAGGACGCGACGGACCTCGCTGCGGGGAAGATATTTCGAACGGCGTGGAAACAAGTCTACGCTGACTTTAATCCAAGCGCCATTCGCGCCATGAACTGGACCGGACACAACGACTCGAAGAATTGCCGGTTCGAGCATCGGACACTGCCGAGCTACGTACAGTGGACGCCGGGTTATTACAATTGGAAAGCGTCCCCGCCTTACGGCGAGACGACCGGGACCAACCAGTACAGCCTTGCGGCGGTTACGGGGACACCGACGTCAATGCAGCACGGCGAACTTGCCACTTGTCGCATTGGCAGCGGTATGGTTCGGGCCGGCTCTGGCGAGGTCACTGTTACGGCGATCACAAAAGCCAGCCCCGGCGTCGTCACGGCAACTGCCCATGGGTTCAATAGTGGTGATGTCGTTGTGCACCGTATGACTGTTGGCATGACGCAACTTAACTATGTGCCCTGCACCATCACGGTATCTGACGCGAATACCTACTCTATCGGGATTGACACGTCGGCCTTCACTACGTTCACCGCCGCAACGGTGACGCAGTATATTACGCTGACAGTCGGGAGTGGGAGTGATCGTACCGCTTACCCTGTCGTCTTTTCGAACGGCTCGACGCCAGCGTCCCGCTTTGGCAACACGTATATTGCTACGGGTGACTACAAGACATTTTATTTCGACAAGACGCAGGCCGCAAAAGCCAACACGTCCGGGGTGTGGACCTATGGCGTTTGGCTATTCAACGACGTCGGCGCGGACAAGGGTCATGCGGGCGGCACCCCTCTTGAGGTGGTTACGACAGTTGTCAATGAACTTACTGAAATGATGGATGATCCAGTCGATCTGTGGATAACTATTCCGCATCGCGGTTTATTGTCGATGGACCCGGATTATTCTGCGGGTTCGAATTTCGCGGTGAACTCCGTTGATGTTTGCTTGAACGGCGCTAACGGCTACGCGGGTCTGAATGCAGCAAGTAAGTTGCTAATCGAGTACAGCAACGAAACGTGGAACAGCTTTAGCTCAGGTTTCAACCAAACGCCCTACTTGGCTCGTCGGGGGTTCTTGAGATGGGGCGGGAGCACGGCCGATTACTATTCGATGGTTGGGCTTCGTTCGTTCGTGATGTGCCAGGATATTCTCGTGGCGGGCTTCACACGGTCACGCTACAAGCTAATTCTATCTGGGCAGGGTACGTTGGGCCTGTCGGTCGGAAGCATGAACTACTACCGTATCTACGGCTCTACGAACATGCTCACGGACGTGCTAAACCCAGGCGGCGCTACGCCGATGTCGCTGCATGACTACTTCGCGTGGGCCGCGTATTTCACCATCGACCCGGCACAGGGCGCGGGAGCGTGGGAAACGAACAACCTCGCAACCATCGTAACAAGCTGGGTAAGCCACGCTGGGGACTTAGTGTCTCAAGAGGCTGATTGTGCTTCTTATGTCGCTGGGTTCGAAAACACCGGCACCAGTGGCAACGAAACCGTGTACCGCTACCGGGACGTTTTGCTGCCAGCTTACGCATCAGCAATGTCCGCACTCAGCAAGGAAACCATCATGTATGAGGGCGGTTGGGATCGTTCGGTAACTAACGGTTCAACCGATCAGAACAATTTTCTGAAGGCCGTCAAGAGAAGTCGTGCATGGGCGAACAAGTTGAAGAATTTCCATGTTGCTTTCGACAGCACGTCAGCCGCCCGGATGCCAGCGGACTTCATCATTCTCAACTCTCGCTGGGGGCACCTCAGTCCCGACAGCTACACCAGTAGCGTTGGCGGCGTTGAGTGGTCCGGCGTTGACTTGGCGTGGGATCTGATGGCGCTCAGAAATCAAAGCAAGCGTCAATTTGTTATGGCGACATAGGAGACTTCGATGGCCGACTATAACCTTAAAGTCATCACGGCGGACACCGATGGTCCGAGCGCCGACACGGAGTTGTTGTTTGGAAGTCCGGATCAGTCGAGCGGGACGCCGAAGCCGTATAGTTTCGGCGGCATTCGGAATTACGTGAAGGCGCAGAATGGCATCTTTCCGTTCAGTGATCCCGATTTCATCGATTCTAGCATCTACCTAACTACTCCAATAATCGCTGCTGGAGGCGCCGGCGTCATGGTAGCTAACCAGCTTTCCATGATCCCGATTTGGGTGCCGCGCACGAGGACATACACAACGTATGCTCTTATCGTTACAATCTTGGCCGGAACGTCGGGAGTTAGGCTCGGCTTGTACAACGCCAATTCGTCCTTGCAGCCGACGACCAAAATCGACGAAGCGACAGCCGTAATCGATACGTCTACTGGCACTGGCGTTATCGGGTTGAAAACGGTGGCGTTTGGAACGAGCCAGTCCTTGAGTCCGGGAATGTATTTCCTTGCGAGCCTCTCGGATGGTGCGCCAACCGTTTACCGGATGTCTAATAGCACTTCGCCGGCCTTAGGAATACGGTTTGCCGCATCGACTACTTCGTTTAACGGTGGCAAATTCAGAGCTGGTGTCACCTACACAACCTTGCCCGCAGACGAAACCGCTCAAACTTATACAAGCCAAGCGTCCGCAGGGAGCGGACTGCCTCTCGCTGGGATTAGATAAATGGTGGTTACTGCCTCACATAACGGAGGGCGATCGCAGGTAAATCTCAATTACTTGCAGATCGGGGGTGCCTATTCGTTTCTGAATTGTTTGAAGACCGCGCAGAACTGGACGTTTGTTGACAATACCAGCCACCCGCTGCCAACAACGCTGGATAGCGACGGGTATCCAACGAGCATTTCGAATGGTGGCGTGTTCACGGTTTTCTATGTACCCACGCAGGCCGTCCGTCCCGGCAACTATGCCGTGACGTGGGATGGCAATGGGACCATTCGCCTTAATATGAGCAACACTCTCGTCGATGGAAACAACCT